CAGCTCCTCCAGCTTGGTGTCGGTGACGGCCTGCGTTTTGCCGTTGGCGATGAGCACCCCGATGAGGGTCACGCCGCCGCCGATCAGCGCCACAATGATGCTCTCCATGTCAGCCCTCCAGCAAAGCGGGATTCACCAGCCCGAGCAGCCCCAGCAGCTTGTCCAGCTTTGCCTCGATACGGCCCAGCTGCTCGGTGCAGGCGGCAGTATCGTCCTTGCCGCTGTCGGGGGCCGGAGTGGGAGTGGGTTCCGGCTCCGGCACAGGTTCGGGCACGTACTCCACACAGCCCACCGCCAGAGCAGCAGCCTTTGCGGCCACCGCCTTCCGGTCGCCTGCGCTGGCGGGGCCGATAATGAGATAGTCGCCCGCATCCTCGTGGGGCAAGCCCAGGCTGTCCGCCAGGGCCGCCAGCGTCTTGCGGTCGCCGCCCGAAACCGGGCCTACTTTCAGCATATCGCTCATAACTTCCTCCTTCTCGCTGCCGAAAAGCAGCGCTTCGTCCGGGCAGAGGTTCGTGTCCACCGGGCCGGAAATGCCGGGCACGCGGCCGCTGCTGCTGTTCTGCCACAGCACATACGGCCCGGCGTATGTGCAGACCGCAGCGTACTGGGCCACCCAGACGGGAAGGCCGGCCAGCGCGGCCATGTCCAGCTTGGTTTCCAGCCAGTTCTTGCTGGCGTACAGTCCGGGGCGGTATCCGGCGGCCTGCACGGCGGCACAGAAGCGCTGCACGCAGACGGTGCGGCCCGCCGTGGTCTGGGCCAGAATGGCCGGTTCGTACTCCTGGTCAAAAAACAGGGGCAGGTCCAGCTCGCGCCCGCCCAGCACCTGCAGGCAGGCGGCGGCCTCGCTGGCCGCGTCGTCGGGGCCGGAGGCGTAGCTGTACCAGTACGCGCCCACCTTCAGGCCCGCGGCCGTTGCGCCTGCGTAGTTGGCGGCAAAGGTGGGGTCCATCTGGGTGGCCGTGCGACCAAAGCCCGCCCGCAGAATGGCAAACCGCACCCCGCTGGCGGCCACCTGGGTCCAGTCAATCTTGCCCTGGTGCTTGCTTACGTCGATACCTTGAATGCTCAATGGCGAAAACCTCCTCTCGATCAAACCCTGTAAATGCACACCGCGCCCAGCTCAGAGTAGCGGCTGCTGCCAGAAGTGACGGAAACCCACTGCGACCCGTTGAGCGTAAATGTCCCCTGCCCGCCCCAGATGGTGCAGCCGTATTCGCGCTCTGGTCCGTAAATGCGCGTGGCCAAATTGCCCGCGTCCGCGATGTAGCACCCGGTCAGATCAGCGATGCCTCCACACGCCCGGTAGGTGCCCGCTGGGAGCCAGCAGCCCCAGCCGCCGAAGCCCGACGTACCGCCCACCGTGTAGGCCAGCTTGAGCCGGTTGTAAGAGCCACCGCTCCACCGTTTGTCGCCAATAGTCGCAAACATGGCCACCGCATGGCCCCTGCCGGTGATGCCCAGCACATTGCTGCCCGCGCAGAGGTTCGCCTCGTTCAGGCCGATGACGTTCGCCACAGTGCCGTAGTTTTCGCCCACATATGTTTCGCCGTTGTAATAGCCCGCCGGGGGCTTGAGGAAAACGCGGGACACGCCATCGGTGTTTTGATAGGCTTGCGTGTCTCGCTCCACCGGTGTGACGGCAACCGACGGATAAGCAGAGGATGCACCCACAGCCCCATGCTTGCCCACCGTGTTCCGGTCCAGCATCGTCCCCGTCACCCGCTCGCCGTCCTTGCCGTGGGCGGTGGGGCCTTCCAGAAGCTTCGCGGCGGCTACCGTGTCGCTGGTCAGGTCAATCAGCACCTTGGCGTTAAAAACGATTTTACTGTTGCCCATAGCCATCACCCGATAGTCACGGTCTTGCCGCCGCTGGTGTTGTCGCTCACCGCGTAGGGAATGGCGGCCACAACCACCTGCGACAGGCAGTTATAGCCGGTATCCGGCAGCACCGTTTGCGCAGTAGCTTTGGGCGTTACGCTCTTGCTTTGAGGCTTCATGCCCTCACTGCCGCTCATCGTGCCTTTGACGCCCAGAATGGTCACACCTTCACGCACGTTGGTAGGAATGAGCTTGGCCTGTTCCGTGCTGTCGATGGTCACCTAGCCGCTGCCGTCGTGGTAGCCCTGGGGCACGGTGTAGGCCCCGGCCTTGGTGCTGATCTTGCCCGCCACAGCGCCACGATTAGGCATTTCGCCGGAAACTTTTGTGCCTTTCACATATGCGGTTTTCCCAGACAAAATTTCTGCCGCCGTAGCGGTGGCGTCGCCGGTGGCGGCGTCCCAGTCGCAGGTACCGGTGATGGGCGCGCCGTCCTTTCCATGGGCTGTGACCCCGGCAAGCAATTTATCGGCGGTGACGGTATCGCCGGTGAGGTCCATCAAGACGTCGCCGTTAAAAATCACTTTGCTGTTGTAAGTAGCTGTTGGCATGTTATGCATCCTCCCCGATGTACACTGTGTTCCCGCCCGACGTGTTGCCCACGTCCCAGCGTTTGATTTCTTGTACTATGATGTTGTCTGTGAGATATTTGTGAGCCGTGGGCAGGGTCTGCACACTGCCCGACGGGGTGACGGTGGTGGGGCCGGTGTACTCTTCGCCGTGGGCCGCCACCACCGGGCCGGTCACGGACACAGAGGCGGCCGGGGTGCCCGCAGTGACCCGCACGGCCCGGGCCTCGGCCACGCAGACGCGCACGCTCACGGGTCATCCGCCCCTTCCGTCGGCTCAAACAGGGTGCGCTCCATCCGCAATGCCACCAGATTAGTGGCGGGCTGGTCGCGCACACCTTGCAGGGTGATGCGGGTGTCCAGGTAAAAAGTTCCATCGCCGGGCACCAGCCAGGTTTCGGCCTCCGTCCAGGGCACAAGGATGCGGCTGCCGCCCTCTTCGCGCTGCGCCTCGCCCGGCCAGCTGCACCGCTTGATGAGCGGGCTTGCATTGGTGGGCCCGCGGCGGAAGATAAACTCGATGCGCTCGGCCTTGTCCAGATCCACGCCGGTGAAGTCCACGGCCAGGGCGAAGGTTGTGCCTTGCTTCAGCATGAGGTGCCTCCTCTCTTATACATAGCAGATCACGCCTTGGCCGTAGGGTGTGCCGCCGCTGTAGTTACTGGCCCACTGCATCGTGATTTGCTGCCCTGCAACCACCGGGAAGGTGGCAACATACAGGTTGTTTCTCCAGGGTGTAGCCACCACCTGGCCGCCAATGGTGATGGACTGGATCTGCATATCATGATCGGCACTGCCGGCAAACAAGAACAGCAGCGTGCCATTAGCCGGCGCCGTACCCATCGTGTAGACGGCATAATCGTGCGGAATGCTGCCGTGCCAGATGGCCCGGGTCACGCCGGTGCCGGTAATACCCAGCACCCGCTGGCCGTACATGAGCTTTTCAGCGGTCAGGCCAATGGCCGCGGACACGTGGTCGTAAGTCTCACCCACATAGCTGTTGCCATCGTACATGCCCGCCGGGGGCTGCAAGCAAAAGCGGTTCACCCCGTCCATGTTCTGGTTCGTCTGCGTGTTCGCCGCCACGGGAGTGACGGGCGCGCTGGGGTAGTATTGGCTGATGCCCACCGCGCCGTTTTTGCCCACCTGGTTGCGGATGAGGATGGCCCCGGTTTTCAGCGCCTTATCACTGCCGGCGTAAAAGGTTTTGCCCTCCAGCACGGTGGTCGGGGTGGCATCGGCGAGGGCGAGCTTTGAGTGTGATAAGCCCCCGCCGCCCTTAAAATTTACCTGGGTTCCGTCCCACACAAAGCTCAGCCAGCGGCCGCTCAGCGCCTCGCCCGCCAGGGCATCGGCAAAGGTTTCGCCGCCCACATAGGCCGGCACGGTTTTGCCGTTCACCTGCACCGTATCGCCCGCGGCCACGTTGGCGGTCAGCTTGACTCGGCCATTGTGGCCGCTGCCGGTCAGCTTGTGGATGGTGCCGGACTTTTGGTGGGTATACACGCTCACCCCCTCGCCGCTGGAAGCCGCCTGAATGGCCTGGCGCAGCTGCTCCATCAGGGCGTCGGCCTGGGCGGTGATCTGCGCGGTGGGAATGCCGGTCACACCGTCCCGCATTAGGCCGCAGTAGTCCTCATTCAGGCGCAGGTCGGTGATGTCCGCCGCCGAGACGGCCACCTGGCCAGCGGCCAGCGAAATGCTGGCCAGATAAATCTCATCGTAGCTGTCGTTCCGCTGCAGGGGCGGCAGCACGGGCATAGCGGCAGGTGTGCCGGGCTTTACGATCAATTCGGCCTTGTTGCCGGTTTTGTCCAGCCGCAGGCAGACGGCATCCATCCGCTTTGCGCTGCTGCTGGCGGTGGGCACCGTCAGGGTGGCGGCGGCTTCGCTGCACACCGCAAGGCCCCAGTAGTCCGCCGCCTTCAGCCAGGCAAGGCCGGGGCCGACGGTCACGGTCATGTTGCCGTTGGCGGTTACGGCCAGGCTGTCATCGGCGGAATACACGCCGCGGGTGCGGGTGGCCAGAAAGGCCCCCATGGCCGAGGCGGTGTACTCGGTATTGTCCAAAGGAAATGCCACGATTGCCAAACAATCACCTCGTTTCATTGAGGGCGGCGGCCTGGGCCGTCACCTGAAAATCGGCCAGCTGGGGCAGAACCTGCCGCCCCTTGGCCTCGTATACGATCTTCACGCCCGTCACGCGGGCGGCGGCCAGCAGGCCGTACCGGGTGAGCTTGATGGGCAGAATGTCCCCCAGGCCGTAGTCTTTGCCGTAGGTCAGGGTGCTGCCGTCCTGGGCCGTGGCGTCCAGCGTGAGGGTGGCTCCGTGCTCCGCCAGCTTCTGCAGCCCCCGGGCAGTGAGAAGGGCCTTATACTCGGCTTCGGTGTACTGCACGGTGGCGTACTCGTAGATGGGGTTTCCGGCCTCGTCCTTTCGGCCGGTGTCGGTGGCCGTCTGGTATTCGGCGGCAATGTCTTTTGCGTCCACATACAGCTCCCGGCGGGCGGTGCCCTCGCCGCTGCCCACCAGCACCACCACCCGGGCGGCCCCTTCACCTTGGCCGCAGACCACGGCCACGTTGGCGTGGTCGCTCACGCCGCGCACCAGCTTCAGGTCGGAGATGTTGGAAATGTCATCCCCGAAGTATCCGTTGTAGCCCTCGCCCTGGGTGCGATCCTGTCCGGCGTACACGGCAAAGGTTTCGGTGCCGGCGGCCGGGTCAAAGGTGCAGCCAAAGCCCAGTCCGCTGGCGCTGGCCAGGGTTTCCAGCCCTTCCAGCACGCTGCCCCAGCTCACCTGGGTGTCCAGCGTTACGCCAGTGCCCGCCGGGGCGGCCAGCTGGATGGGCAGACCGCGCAGGTTCTGGCTCACCATAGCCCGCATGCCGGTTTCGGCGTCCTTAACGGCCACCGTGCCCATCACCACGCGCTGATCCAGCCGGGCTGCGCCCACCGCGCCCCGCAGGGTGATGGTGGGGCTGGCGCCCTTGTCGTCGATCTGCTGGCTGAGGATGTGGGCGGCGGTGCCGGTTTCGGGGTTGTACAGTGCCCGGCCCACCGCCAGCAGGGCTACGTTCTGCGGCGTGGCCATGGCCACGATCTTCGCCTCACCGCCGCTGGCGTACTGCTCCAGCCACTGCACACTGCTCCAGTGTTCCAAAATGCCGATGCGGTCGGCGCCGTCGTACACATAAAATTCAGACACCGGCCCACACCCCCTTCGGGGCAATCACCGTCACATCCAGCCCGTCCGCCCCGGCGGAAGCGGTAACCCGGAAGGTATTTACCCCCGGCTGGAGCTGCATCGCCAGGTTGGAGCCGATGTCCAGCAGGCGGAAGGCGTTGGTCTCGCTGCCGGTCTGGCTGCTGTGGGTGGCCCCCTTGTTGCCGTATACCGTGGACACGGTGATGGTGTCGCCAATGTTCAGGGTGGTGTCAAGCTGGATATAGCTTGCGCTCTCCAGATGATAGACGCGCGGGGCGGTTACCTGGGTGCGGGCCCGGAATTGCAGGGTCAGATCGCTGGCCAGGCTGCCGGGGTTGGTCACCGTACAGAAGGCCTCACTGGTGTAGCGGCTGATGTACCAGCGCCCCGCAAGACTGGTGGGAAAATGGAACTGCGCCGACAGGCCGGACAGCAGGCTCCGGGCTTCCGGGCCGCGCCAGTAGGGGTAGGAGCAGCGCAGCGCGAACTGGAAGCTCTGGGGGCCGTCGTTGCTGCTCACCTCGGGGCTTTTTTCCGGGATGCCCTCAATAAAATACCGGTTTACGCCGCGGGCCATGGTCAGCGTGGCGGGCACGCCGGGCAGCACCGCCGCCAGCAGAGAAGCCCGGGCGGCGGCATCCCGCACAGTGCCGTTGAGGGTGATGGTTTTGGGCTGCACACTGGCCCCGGCTGCCGTGGCACCCACCTGCCCCACGCCCTGGGCCTCGGCCACGGTGGCCGAAACCTGCGACATGCCGGAGATGTCACTGAGGATGTGGTCGCTTGTGCGGCCAAAGGCCAGCTGCCCGCCCAGCTGATTCTCGTAGAAAAACATCACGGAATTTGCCATTTGCTTCGCTCCAAAAAGTCCTCAGCCTCCCGCGTCATCTCGGCGGGGGTGAGGCTGTCGTGGGTGTGGATGGTCTGATACAGGTAGGTGGTATAGCCCGCCGTGCTGCCGCCGGGCAGCGGGCCGGAGGCGGTTTCGCTCTGGGTGAGCAGGCGCACCACGCGGCGGGGCCGGGTGCCCCATTCATCCGCCAGCAGCGCCTTCGAGTTCCCAATGGAATACTCGTTCACGTCGGTCAGGTCGGCCATGGCGGCGGCCACGCTGCCGGCGGTGCGCTCAATGCCCGCGGCCATGCCCAGGGGGATCCAGCGGCCCACCTGATCGCGCATCACCTTGGAGGGGGACGCAATGCCGAACTTCTTCTTGATGGAATTCAAAAAGGTTTTGGCAATGTTCTTGGCCGCCTCGATCAGCAGGTTTTTCATGCTGCCCACGCCGTTGATCAGGCCCTGAATGATGTTCTGGCCCAAAGCGTGCCAGGAAAAGCCGTTTTTGAAGGTGTCGTACACGCTGCGGGCGATGTTCCGCATCACCTTGCCCGGCAGGCTGGCCAGGTTGCTGATGCCGTTTTTCAGCAGGGTGACGATCTTGCCGCCCAGGCTGATCCAGTTGAAGGCCATGATCACCGAGAAGATGGCCTGCACGATCTGCCCGGCGTTCTCGATCAGGGCCGGGATGCTCTGCACAATGCCCTGAATGAGCATGAGCAGGATCTGGAGGCCGGTGAGCAGGATCTTCGGCATGTTGTCGTTGATGATTCCTGCGATGTTGGTAACGATGGTGGGCACATAGGCAATGAGGGTGGGAAGGCCGTTTACCAGCCCCTGCACCAGCTGCACCAGCAGGTTCAGGCCCGCGTCCACCAGCTTGCCCGCGTTTTCCCGCAGGCTGCCGCTGAAGGTCTCCAGCATGGGCAGGGCCTGGGCCTGCAGCGCCGGAACCCCTTGAGCCATGCCCGCGGCAAGGCCGTTCGGCAGCTCGGTGCCGCTTTGGGTGACGGTAGGCAGAACGTTCATGAACAGGTCGGTAAAAATGCCGCCCAGGCTCTCGGCCAGGCCCGCAAGCCCGCCGGACTGGAACCCTTGGGTGAGGGCCTGCAGATACCCGCTGGCCAGGCTGACACCCTCGCCCAGCTTGCCGCCCACCGCGTCAAACAGGGCAATGCCCAGGTTCTGGGCGTTGGTTTTCAGGGCATCCATCTTATGGGCCATGGTGTCGGTCATAGTTTCGTAGGCGGATTCCGTCAGCTTCGAGTCCGCCTGCATCTGGCCCAGCACCTCGTTGAACCGGCCCGCGCCGGAGGACGCCAGCGACAGGGCGGCGGTGCCGGCCTCCACGCTGGACCAAAGCCCGTTGAAGCGGGTGGAATCGCCGTCCACACTGTCGTACAGCACCTGAAGCACGTCGCCCAGGCTTTTACCGGAGGCCATCAGGTCGGCAAAGCTCTGGCCGGTCTGGGCCTTCAGCACCTTTGCCACGTTGGAGCCGGTCGAGCCCAGCTCATTCAACATGGATTTGGTGTAGGTAGAAGCCTCCGCCGTGGCAATGCCGTTGGCCGTCAGCACGGCCAGCACGCTGGAAAGGTTCTCAATGCTCACCCCATAGGCCGAGGCCAACGGGATGACCCGGCCCATGCTGGAGGCCAGCTCATCCACCGAGGTTTTGCCCAGGTTCTGGGTGGTCAGCAGCACGTCCGAGACGTGGCTGGCCGCATCGGCGCCCATGCCGTAGGCATTCAGGGCCGTGGTGAGGATATCCACCGCCGCAGCGCTGGTGGTAAAGCCGGCGGCCGCCAGCTTGGTGGCCTGCCCGGCAAACGCCACGGCGTTTTCGGTTTTCTGCCCGGCGCTGATGGCCTGATAGGCCGCTTCGGCCAGGTCCCCCGCAGCCACGCCCGTCTCGCCGGACAGGGCGGTGATCTGGCTGCGCAGGGTGCCGATGCTCACGCTGCCGGTGTCGGCAATGGTGGCCACCTTGGCCACCGCCGTTTCAAACTGGCTGCCCGACGAAAAGGCGCTTTGCAGCGCTTTGCCGATGCCGGCGGCCGCCAGCACCTTGGTCAGGGTGCCCACCAGCGTTTTGCCCAGGCTCTGCCCGGCGTGGTCGCCTGCGGCAGCCACCTCACCGCCCAGCAGGCCGGTCAACTGGCCGCCGATGCCCTCGGCCGACGGGATGATCTGCACATAGGCCTTTGCAAGTTCCGTTGCCATGGATCACCCTCCTTTCAGAATAGCCGCCCGCGCGGCCTCAAAGTCGGCGGGGGTGTCAAAGGTACGCAGGCGGCCCTTGTCGCTGTGCCGCCCCAGCAGCTCTTCCAGCACCGAGGCGGGCCGGTTGCGGCCCTTCTGGCCGTCCGTGGTCTGCGCCCACACCAGCCAGGCCAGCTTATCCACCGCTGCCGCCAGCAGCACCACATCGCTGGGCACGGGCATTCCGCTGAGCCGCATTTTAATTCGTGACGTTTCCCTCAAACCGGAACAAAGCGTTGCCAGCAGCGGAACCGGCAACGCTTTGTAGTCTAAAATTCCATAGGTTTCGGCCAGGTCGCAGATCACCGCGTCCCGGTCCGTGGCCAGCATCCCGGCGAGGATCGTCAGTTTTTTGCGGCAGGCCCCAGGGCGAGGAAGATCTCGTTCAGGGCGGCGGACACCTGGTCGGCGGGCACGCGGCCGTCCTCGGTGCGCAGGTGGTCATACAGGGCCTTGCGCTGAGCCTTGCCCAGCACCAGGCGGCAGACGGCGGAGATCTGCAGCGGGTTTTCATCCTGCATCTCGGCCAGTGCGTCCACCAGCTCCATGTTATTCAGCACCGCATCGTCCAGCTGCCAGGCAAAGCCGCTGGCAGTTACGCCGGTTCGCTTCATGCGCTCGCCCCCTTGATGTACTCATAGTGGGTGTAGCCGTCGGCATCCGGCACGGCGGTGATGGTGGTCTCGTAGCCGATGGCCTCCTCGTCCGCGTAGGTGACGTCGCCCACCTCGGTAATGGCCGCATTGGGGATGACGATCCGCTTCAGGGTGCCGTCCCGCAGGATCATCTCCATCACCCAGCAGCAGCCCGCCGCCTGGGCGCTGCTGGCCTTTACGGTGATGCCGGTGTCCAGCGTGCCGGTCACGTTGTCGTCCCCGTGCACGGCTTTCAGCACGTCCGGGTTCAGCGCCTCCAGCAGGGTGAACTTGAAGGTGTCCTCCTTGGACTTCTGGTAGGTCAGCACCGTGTCGCCGCCCCAGGCCTTCACGCTGTCGCTGTCAGGCGAGTTGGCGTTCACAAGGCCGTCCTCGCCGCAGTAGCCCAGGCACTTGAAGGCCGCATTCAGCGCGGCAGAGGCGTCGGTGGGCAGGGTCGTGCCCAGCGGGGCCCGGTAAATGGCGCCGCCCGTTTTGGGCTTTGCCGCCGAAACATGTTCTGCGTTTGCCATAAGCTCTCACTCCTCATCATAAAAAGTCAGGTCGTACACGGCCTGGTAGCGGTAGCGCTTTTGGGCCGTGTCGGTAAAATTGTAGTCGCTGTTCAGCTGCACCCGGCTGATCTGCGGGTGTTCGCGCAGCCGCTCCATGGCGGCCTTCACCCGCCGGTTCAGGCGCTCGACCTCCAGCATGGTGGGGCCGTAGCTCTGCACCGCAAAGGTGGCTGTATCCAGGTGGTTGCGCCGTCCGCCGCCGGTTTTTTCCAGCACGCAGAAGGTGCCGGCAGGGTTCTCCGGCACTTCCATCATCACCGGAACCTCCAGCTGCTCGGCCAGGTGCTGCAGCAAAATCGTTTCAATCATTTCAGTGCCTTCAAAATGGTGTTGTGCAGGGCGTTGTCGGCGCGGGCCGCCCGGGTGGAGGCGTACACCGTGGCCACCGCCCGGGTTTGGGCCACAAAGCCGTCGGTTTCGTACCCGCCGCCGCAGCGCCCGGCGATCTGCCCGGCGTGCTGGGCCAGCAGGGCCTGCATCTCGCTACTTTTCAGCAGCTGGCCCACGCCCTTGTAGTTCAGCTTGACCTTTACGCGCTCAGCCATACCGCTCCACCTTCACCTGCCGGTTCCACCGCAGGGGGATCATGGCCTCAATGCCCTCGGTCACGTCCCCGTAGGTGCGGAACCGCTGGCCGAAGAACTCCACCGCGGTGTTGGCCCAGTCGTGGTCATCGCCCTTCGGCAGGGCCAGTACATAGGCCAGGCGGCGGCCGTTCAGCTGCAATTCGCTCACCACGGCCGCAGCGTCCGGCTCGCCCACCAGCACATTGTGCACGGTGACGGGCGTTTCCTCGTACACCGGCGCGTGGAAGTCATCCTCGCCGACCTTGTGCTTTTCGTACAGGGTCACATCAATCCCGCGCAGCATCGCAAAGGCCCTCCAACGGGCTGTACGCCCCGATTTTGCTGCCCACGCCCAGCAGCTTCTTGTCCAGCTTGGAGAGGTACAGCTCTCCGGCCGTGCCGCCGGTCAGGGTCCAGCTCTGGGTGTAGCCCAGCGCCGAGGCAGACCCCTGCGAGGCCCCCATGGGGTACAGGGGCGCGTCGCCGCCGGTGCCGTCCCCCAGCACACGGCGCACCATGCGGCAGCTTACCAGCCGCCGGGCGTTGTCTCCGGCATCCGGGTTGTAGGCGTCAATGAGAATGGCCGCCTCGCCCAGCAGGGCCGCACAGCGGCCGCGCTCGTCCTCCGTCAGGGTGCGGAACCCGGCCTCCACATCAAATACTTCGGCGTAGGTCATGGTGCACCTCCTCAGGTGCCGGTCACGGTCAGCTTGTTGAACACGGTGGTGTCGCAGCGGAAGCCCACCTCGATCTCGGCGCGCACCGCAAACATGTTCTGCTGGAACAGGTTGATGGTGGAGCCGCCGTCCTCCAGGGTGGCCTGGTCGCTGATGGAGATCTGCACGCCCTCCACGGTGCCGTACACGGCCTGGGTCCAGTCACCGCCGAAGCCCACCACGTTCTTCTTGGCGGAGGTGCTGTCGGCGATGTAGGCGCCCTTGCTGTAAGTTGCGCGGGCGCCCAGAATCATGGGCACGGCGCCCTCGGCCACGCTGTTGATGAACAGGGGGCGCTTGTTGCCGTCCACCGCGTTCAGCAGCACGGCCTTGCCCTGGGGAGACAGCACCCAGCCGCTGAGAATGCCGTCGTGGGCGGCCACATCGGCGTCGGCAGCAACCAGACCCTTGTAGGCGTCGGTGCCGATCTCCTGCGCGGTGCAGACCTTGAGAGTGTCAAAGTTGGAGCCGGGCGCGGTGACGCCGCCGAACACGGTCTGGTCAAACTTCTTGCCCAGCGCGTTGGGCAGGCGCTGCACCAGCGCGTCATACAGGGCGGGCAGGTCGCGGCGGAACTGGTTGGAGAAAGGCACGATGACGGCCAGAGTGTAGGGGGTCATCTGCTTGGTGGCCAGGGTGCTGCGCTTCACGGGCTTCTTGTCGGTTTCGCCCACCCAGGCGGCCTCGGGGTCGCCGGTGATGACGGGGATGGTCACGCCCAGGCCAGGCAGGGCAATGCGGCGGGCCAGGCCCATCACGGCGCTGCTCTCCTGGGTTTTCTGCCAGATCTCGCTGGAAACTTGGCCGGGCAGCGCAATGGTGGTGCGGTTCATATCAATTGCCATATGGATGCTCCTTTTTTGTCGTAGTTGTGGTTAGTTCAGTGCTTTGGCGGCCCAGGCCGCGAACTGTTCGCGGGCCGAGCCGGTGGGAGTTTTTCCGCCCTCGCCGCCGTCCCGCACATCGGGGTAGCCGCCGGGCTGCGCATCGCCGAAGGCCCAGGGGTTCGCCTTGGCGGCGGCTTCCAGCGCCTGGGCAATGTCGGTGGTGCGGTCCTTGGAGCCTTTCAGGGCGTCCACGTCCAGCAGGGCGCGCACAGCCTTGACGCTGCGGCCGCGCTTGCCGAGAATGGCGGTATCCAGCGCATTGTCAAAGGCAAAGCCGTCGGCCTGGGCCTGCAGCTGCTGCTGAAGCTGGGCGATCTGCTGCTGGGCGGCGGCGAAATCCTCGGGTTTGTGCGCGCCGAAGGCCTTCAGGCCGTCCTGCGCGGTGGCCACCTGAGCAGTCAGGCTGTCCACCTGGGCCTGCAGGGCGTTGGCGGCGGTTTTCTCCCGGGTGATGTCCGCGCCGTTTTCCTGCATGAGCCAGTCCAGCTGCTCGTCGGTGATGCCGGGAATCTTGTTTTTCACATCTTCGCGTTTCATGGTGGAAAACTCCTTTCGGTTTGTCTGACCAACAGTTTTTTTACGCTGTTCTCTGTCAGCTCTGGTCGTGGGCAGGGTACGCACTGCCCGCTGCGATGGCACCGTTTGCAGGGCTCGAACCTGCGACACCCGGTTTTGGAGACCGGCGCTCTGCCAACTGAGCTAAAACGGCATGAAAAAAGCACGGTGCA